ACTTGCACTGGTAGCATTTACGCAGTGCCTGTTCCAGAACGATAATTTTCTCATTGACTTTTCGTATTTGGTCGCTTAAATGTAAAGTCGTCTCGGAGAGGTCGTCATACAACTGCTTGTATGTGCCCTCGTTCTCCTTGACCGCACGGACCTTGACGAGCCTGCGGTCACGCCACCAGCCTATTGCCATGGCTATGCACCCCGTGGGGGCCAGCCACTGCTGGAGAAGTTCGAATACAGTGTCCCCCCAGTCCATACGCATATCATTTTTCAGATCATGTCCCAGCCGGCCTCTATGTCCGCCATGACGGCAGGCACGCCGTTCTCCACCCGGCTCATCGCGGCGGCCAGACGGCACATCGTCCCCTTGTCGTCCACGTCCGGCTCGTAGGTGTTTGGAACCTGAAGCTCGCCGCATACGCTTGAAAGGTAGGCGCGGGTGTCGTTCTCCGTGGACGGGGCGTAACGCCCGATCATAAGGGAGAGGGTCTTCAAACCGTGTTTTTTCCGGTAGTTCCTCAAGGTGATGAGCATGGCACGGTAGCCGTATCCCATGTCGGTGAACTGGAAGAACTCCTTGTCCGTCTGCACCGGGCGGAGTCCCTTCCACCTGTCACCTGACAGGCGGAGGTTCCCCGGGTTATTGTTTCGTAGTCCTCTTGGTGTCGCCATAATCATTCCTCCAGACTTTCCGCAGACGCACTGACAGCAGCCTTGCTTTCCTGTCCGGCAAGATCGCTTGAAAGTGTTATTTCCTTCACATTCCCCTCAAACCATGACTTTCCGTCATAATAGAGAGACACGGTCTTGCCTGGCGCGACTTCCGTACCCTGCACGGTTGCTTTATGCTCAGCTGATTTGTTGGACACGGACAGGCGCGCTCCCACATGTACCGCGGCCGCCTCAATGGTATAGGTCTGGTCTGACGCGGGAGTCAGCCCGATGGCGTCATCCTGCGATTTCATTGTGATCGTGGTGTTGGATGTTGTGATGACATTCCCCTCACGCGCGTCCAGCATGACCACCTCCTCACCGAACGCCGTGTTCGTGTCCGCGGTCATGAGCATCTTGAAGAAGTAACGTTCTCCGGCATTGGTCAGCTTGTCGATCTGGATCACGTTGAAGTCGTTCTGCAGGTTGACCGCTCCCCAGAAGTTGGACTGCTCGGTCGGTGTAGCCACTGTTCCGATGATCAGACCGTCCGGCCATGAGGATATGGTCTTGATCGTAGTCCCCTTGAAGCGCATGGCGCTGGTATCAGTCCAGTTCACGCCCTTTCCCTCGCGCAGGATAAGTTCGTCGTCATACCGGTCGGCATCGTCAACGGACATGATATACACAAAATTGGAATTGGTGCGGAGAACCTGGGGAGTTGCCTTGCGCACGCGCATCAGACGTTCAATCATGGTGTCGTCTTTCGGGGAGTTCACACGGATTACCTCAGGATCTTCATAGACACGCATCAGAATGCCGTTGAACAGGTGCTCGTCATCCTCCTCATCATCGACATAGATACCGTTGACGAAGTGGTATCCGAGTTCAAAATCCACCTGGTCGGACAGGGCTTTCAGAAGGACGTTCTGTACATTGGGGGGAAGCTCCCGGAATACCAGTTCCCCTTTGGGCTGGAACGGACGCCATATCTGCTCGAAAGAGCGGGGGTTGAACGTGGTAAAGGCCATGAAGTCTTTCGGCTCAAGCACCTTCTCCGAATAAATGAAATCCCCTTTGGAGTCCTTGTCCTCAGGCTGTTCCACGCGTTTGCGCAGCATCTTGTTCGTTTTCAGCCGGGGAATGGAGTATTTCTTCGTCACATTGGGCACGAGGTTGATCAGCCCCTTCTGTACCAGCTCGTTGCCTGTGGCCGCCTTGGTGAGTATCCTGTCGAGTACCTCACCGTCATAATTCGTATTCTTGATAGTTACAGCCATAATCTTTTCATTTTTTAGTTAAAACCGTTCTTTTTCCGGATTTCTTTCCAGTTGTCATTCCATCCGGATTTGTCCTGTAGCGGGGGGTCCGGAACATCATCCACGCTTTTTTTCTTCGCAAGCCCGTCGACAATCCTTCTCCCGTTCTCATAATCCTTCTCCAGCACCGCCTGATACGCGTCACGGTCGGATGGGGCGATACGCCCGTCCTGCATGGCGTCCTCGAGAAGATTCTTGATCTCGGCCTTTCTGGCCTCGCGCTCCTTCTCGACATATCCGTCCAGACTCGCCTTGAGCGTGTCACGTTCCTTTACCAGCGCGTCATACTGTCCCGCCTTGCTTTCAAGGGAGGAGAGCGTGCGCACTACGTCCTCATCCGTCGCACACGAGGCGAAGGATGGTCTCTTCTTCAATTCTTCATACATCATATTACCTGTATTTAATGTTTGATTGCCCAGCCGGGCCTGGAATGCGGCATAAACTTCCTGCGGCGTCCCGGCATCCACTTTCTCGCCGATATCATAGATACCGTCAATGAATCCCATCTCCCTGGCCTCCTTGGCGGTAATCCAATGGTCCTTCCCATCGAAATAAGCATCCTTTATCTCCTCACGGGTTTTCCCGGTCTTGGAAGCGTACATGTCCGCAAGCGTATCCTCCAGCGCCTCCAGCTGCTCGGCGACGGCTTTCATCTCCTCCTTGTTGCCGTAACACCCCCCATAAGGGTTATGGAGCATCAGACGGGCGTACTGGCTCATATATACCGGTTTCCCGCACAGGGCGATGACACTGGCCATGCTTGCGGCAACGCCGTCGATATAGATGGTTATATCCGCATCGCTGGCCCTGAGGGCGTTGAATATGGCCATGCCTGCATACACGCTCCCTCCCGGGGAATTCACACGCACGTCTATGCTCCTGTACATGGAAGCGTATTCATACAGCTCGGAAACAATGTCCTTGTCGTTGATCCCGTCAAAACCGCCGATCTCCCCGTACAGGAGGATGCAGGCGGTATCAGGGGAGGGTATCATGTTAAAGTATCGCTTTTTCATCGGTCGTCTTAAAATTATGGTGCAAATATGGAGAGTTTTTTTACTACAGTCAACACCATTGGGACATGATGCAACTTTACAACCTCATGATGGCTCCATAAGACAGTATCATAAATTCAATATATTGCAAATCATATATTTAAATACGAATTTTGCCGTAAATAAAAAAGATGAGAAAATGGCGGAACTGACCAGCAGACAAAAAAAAGATTTTGCAAGGACTATTTACCTTAATGAAGAACTGACACACGCGGAGATTGCCGAGCGTGTGGGGGTAAAACGTCAGACTGTCTCCCGGTGGGCCGGTGAAGGCAATTGGGAACGGTACAAGGTATCCATCACCATGACACGGGAAGAACAGCTCAAGAACCTGTATCTCCAGCTTGCCGAACTGAACAATGCCATCAACGGGAGACCGGAGGGGGAAAGATTCGCCAACACGGCCGAATCGGACACCATAGCCAAAATAACCGGGTCCATCAAAAAGATGGAAACGGATGTGGGGCTGGCTGACATCCTTTCGGTTTTCAAGAGCTTTGTCAAATGGCTGCGTACTTATGATATGGCACGCAGCAAGGAGATAGTCCCGCTGCTGGACGCTTATGTAAAATCCAAACTGTAAGGCTATGGCAAAACTCAGACTTACCCCCCGGGACAGGGCCGAACTGGCGGAATGGAACGACCTGGTGGCATCCGTCCGGGAAAGTTCGGACATTAACCCGTCCGACTCCGCCGCTGAAATAGAGGAACGCAAGAGACGGCTGGAAGCGGATAATGAAGCGTGGTTCCGATACTATTTCGCACAGTATTACACCTGCTGCCCGGCAGGTTTCCATAAAAAAGCGACACGGCGTCTTATGGAACATGACCGCTGGTATGAGGTCAGGGCATGGTCGCGCGAGCTGGCCAAGTCGGCACGCGCCATGATGGAGATCGTCAAGCTGGCGCTTACCCGGCAGGTACGCAACGTGCTGCTTATCTCGAACTCGCAGGACAACGCCGGGCGCCTGCTGCTGCCCTTCATGGCCAATATGGAGGAAAACCAGCGCATCATCCAGGATTACGGCACACAGAAAAAGCCGGGTTCCTGGGAAACAGGGGAGTTTACATGCCAGTGCGGTTGTTCCTTCCGGGCTATAGGTGCCGGACAGTCGCCACGCGGTACCCGTAACAAGAACTTCCGTCCGGACTTCATCCTTATCGATGATATAGACACCGACGAGGAATGCCGGAACCCGGAACGTATCAAGGCCAAGTGGAAATGGCTTGAAGAGGCGTTGATTCCCACCATGTCCGTCTCAGGACGTTACAGGGTGCTGTTTAACGGAAACATCATTGCGGCGGACTGCTGCATCACGCGTGCCATCGAAAAGGCTGCGGAACTCGGACAGAAAGGAATAGGATACGTGGACATTATCAATATCCGCGACAAGGACGGTATCTCCTCATGGCCGGAAAAGAACTCCGAAGAGGATATAGACCTGTTCCTCTCGCTTATCAGCACCTCGTCGGCACAGAAGGAATTTTTCAACAATCCGGTCAGCGAAGGGAGCATATTCAAGAACCTTGTATTCGGGAAGGTCCCTCCTTTGAACAAATTCAGGTTCCTTGTCATTTACGGGGACCCGGCTCCGGGGGAGAGCAGGAGGAAACAGGCCAGTTTCAAGTCCGTCTGCCTGCTGGGCAAGCTCAAGGGAAAGCTGTATGTGATCAAGGCAAGGGTGTTCCGGGGTAAGAACGAGGACTTTATCGAGGCGTTCTTCGAACAGTACAAACATGTGGGGGGCAAGGCTTCCGTTTACGCCTATGTGGAAAACAACAAGCTGCAGGACCCCTTCTTCAAACAGGTTTTAAAGAAGCACCTGAACAGGCTGCGCAAGAAACACGGCATCCCGCTGAACATCATCCCCGACGAGGAACGCAAGACCGACAAGGCAACCCGTATCGAGGCCAACCTTGAACCCATGGACCGTGACGGCAACCTCATATTCAACGAACAGGAGAAAGACTCCTCGGACATGAAGGAGCTGGTTGACCAGTTCCGGATGTTCGAGCTCACGCTTCCGTACCCCGCGGACGGCCCGGACTGCGTGGAGGGGGGGAACAGGGCCATAGACAGGAAGGCGGGGAACATGGAGAAGCCGGTCATAATAGAAAGGGCGGCAATCCGCCGTTTAAACAAGTACAGGAGGTAAACGACATGTCTGAATTCATCAATCTGGATGACTACGATGCGAGCATCCACAGGGAGATCCTGGACAGCATCATCAGGGAGGACGAGTCCATAGTGGAGATATGCGAGGACCAGGCGGTGGCGCAGATGCGCTCCTACCTGTCCGCACGTTATGACTGTGACAGGATATTCTCCGCAAAGGGTAAGGAAAGGAACGCGCTCATACTCATGTTCGCCAAGGACATCACGCTCTATCATGTATGCAGCATCCACAACCCCCAGAAGTTCTCCCCCATACGCAAGGAACGTTATGACCGTGCGATGGAGTGGCTCAAGGCGGTCAGCAAGGTGGAGATCAGCATAGCCGACGCTCCCCTGCTGGACGGGGAGACGGCAAGGAACAACCTGCCCACCCAGATAAGAAGCAATCCCAAACGTGTAACACACTATTAAAATGGCAAGGAAGAAAGAGATATCCATAAGCGGCAACATGCCGCTTCCGGGCAGGAACACCCCGGGAACAGTCATCATCACCGCACCCAGGCTGTTCATGAAGGATATGGCGGACTATATGCAGGCCGTCAGGGGGGCGAACAATGTGGACTTCACACAGCGGACGAGGCTGTATGACCTCTATGAGGACATCCTTATGGACGGGCATACGGGAAGCGTCATAGAGAAGAGGAAATCGGCCGTGCAATGCTCACAGATCGAGTTCAGAAGGAACGGCGTTCCGGACGAGGGGATCAACACCCTGTTACGCTCCCCCTGGTTCTACCGGTTCATCGGAGACCTGATAGACTCGGACTTCTGGGGGTTCTCCCTGTTCCAGTTCTATAAGGACGGGAGCGGATGGATGGACTACAGGCTCGTCCCGAGAAAGAACTATGACCCGGTGAGGGGGCTGGTAAAACACCGGCAGGAAGACACCACGGGGGAACCGCTGGAGAATTACCACACGATGCTCTTTGTCGGGGAGAGACGCTCCCTGGGAAGACTGGCAAGGATAGCCCCGTATGTCATATACAAGCGCAACGACATGGCCGACTGGGCACAGTTCTGCGAGATATTCGGAATGCCCATACGCGAGTACACCTACAGCGCCGGTGACGAGCAGGCCCGTGACCAGGCCGTGAAGGATATGGCCGAGCAGGGAGGTGCGGCGGTGTTCCTCCATCCGGAGGAGGCGCAGATGAAACTGATAGAAAGCGGCAACAAAAGCGGCAGCTCCGACCTGTACAGGACCCTGTACGACACATGCAATGACGAGATCAGCAAGATCGTGCTGGGAAACACGCTCACCACGCAGGCCTCGGAACGTGGCACGCAGGCGCTGGGGACCGTACAGGAGAAGGGAGAGAAAAAGCTGAACGAGGCGGACCGGATCCTGGTGCTGAACACCCTGAACTATGACATGACCGATATCTTCACCGCTTTCGGGTACGACACACGGGGCGGAGAGTTCTATTATGTCAAGCCCAAGGAAACCACCGCCGAGCAGGAGATAAACATCATATCCCGGATGCGCCAGATGGGAACTCCCGTATCGGATGAATACGTGTATGAGGCTACGGGAATCCCTAAACCGGACAACTATGACCGGCTCAAGGAAGAGACGGCCTTCGGAAACGGAAAGCCGGCAAACAACGGTGCACAGGAGAAAGAACAACCCTCTCCTGAAAGGAACAAGCGGAAGGAGGACGGTATTGTAAACCGTATCAGGTCTTTTTTCGTCGCCGCCCCGCGGAAAGGGGCTTTAAAATGGTAATGAACGACCTCTACGGGGAGCGCTGCCGCCTTTGTCACGGCCATGCGGATTCCCGCATGCAGGGGGCGGCCGTTTCGTTTGAGTTCACAAGGGAGCTGATGGCAAAAGTGCTGAGGGATATATTCTACCGGACGTTTGATGTAAAAACGGAAATAGACGGGGATCTGTTCCTGGCTACGGTCAGAACTTTCGGCCGTGCGGCGGAGGAGGGATTCGGTCAAAGCGACAATGACAGGCTGGAGGAAGTGTTCCTGGAGCAGATACGCGACAACCTCGATGTGTTCTCCGCTTTCCGCACCCACCGGATGCAGAACGACATTGCCTCGCAACTGCTGGACGAAAAGGGAAAACTGAAACCTTTTTCCCGGTTCCAGGAAGACGTGCAGGCGATTATCGGCACGTACAATACGGCGTGGCTCGAAACCGAGTACGATACGGCGGTACTGCGTGCCCGCCAGGCGGCTGACTGGAAGCTGTTCGACAGGGATGCGGACATCCTTCCGAACCTGCGGTGGCTTCCCACCACCAGCGCGGAACCCGATCCCGTACATGCCCAGTTCTGGGGGATTGACCTGACTTTGCCCAAAGGACATGGGTTTTGGAAAAGCCACCGCCCCGGAGACCGGTGGAACTGCAAATGCTCGCTGGAGCAGACGGACGACAAGCCGACGCCCGGGTATGATGTGCCGTTATCGGACTATCGGCCCTCACCAGGGCTGGACAACAACCCGGAGGAGGACGGAAAGCTGTTCAGCGACACGCATCCCTATATAGCCCATGCGTATCCTTCGGCTGAAAAAACCGTAAGGGACTTTATGGAAAGGAGAAAAAAATGAATGTGAATGACGCCGTCAGGGAACTCCGCAGGAAGGAGAAGGAAATCCGGAAGGCCTTCAGCAGGACGCTGCCCCGCAGGATCGGGGCAAAAGCGGTGAACCTTGTAAACAGGAATTTCCGCGAGGGAGGTTTTTATGACGGAGGGCTGCATCCCTGGAAGAGAACAAGAAGACAGGACTCTGCCAAGGGGGCGGCGGGAGAATACGGTCCCCTGCTAAGCCGACGCAACCGCCTGTCCCGAAGTTCGGAGTATGTGGCGGAGCCTTACAAGGTGACGATACGGAATGCCGTGGAATATGCGGGAATCCACAACTACGGGGGACGCATTACCACACATCCGAGAGTGACCGCCAAGATGCGGAAGATGGCATGGAGGATGTATTTCAAGGAAGCGGGCATCACCAAAAGGATGGGGAAAAAGGCCCGCAGGCAGAAGGCAGCGGCGGCACCGCCCGAAGCCCTGAAATGGAAGGCGATGGCCCTGACAAGGAAACAGAGGCTTGACATTAAGGCGGACATGCCCCGGCGACAGTTCATCGGACCAAGCCGGGAGCTGCGTGAAATGACGAGGAAGGAAACGGAAAAGGAAATAACCAATATATTGTTAAAATGACATGGAAACTTTATTCAATGACATTCAGAAAAGAATAGCCGACAACATAGCATGGCTGGACAAACAGGTGGACGAGGATTACGGGCAGCTGGACATGCTCTACCGTGACGACGGGGACTCCGAAACCTATCCGATGGTATTCCCCATGGTGCTGGTTAACACGCCCGAGGTGGAATGGCAGACACTGGGAGGGGCGGGCGGATACGTGCAGAAAGGAACGGTATCGGTCATTGTCAGGCTGGCTGTTGACTGCTATGATGACACGCATTACACCAGCGGCACGGCGGACAAGGCCGCCGGAAGAATGGAACGGGCAAAAGAGGTGGACGCGCTTCTGCAGATGTACAAGCCTGAATGCTGCCAGACACCGCTTGTGAGGAAAAGAAGCAGGTTCCACACGATGCCCAGGGGGATAAAGGTCTATGAGACACACTATGAATGCACCGTGTGGGATAATGCGGTCAGTCGGTAAAAAGGGAGAGCTGGGCGGCGGTAAGACGGGGCTTCTTTATTTTGGGGACCGGCTTGACATCGATATCCTTCAGCCTGTTGCAGTTTGAACGGATGATGGCCATGATGCGGTCCACGCTGATAAAGAACTCCTTCTCGGAAAGGATCTTCAATGCGTCGTCAAAACGAAGACGCTGGATTTCCGTCCAATAATAATAGCGGCGCAGCAGCGCCTCGTTGCGTTTCGTGATCAGTTCCGAACTGCGACCTCTTGACATACCCTGAAAACTTGTTTTGATGATAATACATGATACCCATCACAAAAGTAGTGATTATGAAATAAATATGCAACAAAGGGAGGGTTAATAATAAAAAAGCCCTCAACGCTTCCGTTTTAGGTCCCCACCATAAAACATAAGAGATACACAGATACTCACACGCTGAGGGCTAAAGTCCTTGACGTGAATATCTGTGTATCTCTTTATAGTGGGGTGCACAAAAGTAATAATAAAAATTGGAAGTTTATGTGCAAGAGCGAAATTTTCTTCAACCTGCTCGTCCTGACCGAGCGTGAAACGGAAGTGCCGAGGGAACGTATACTGGGCGACTTCAGGGACATGGAGTCCACGGACGCCAGATATGTGCTTGTCAGGCTGCTCTCGGAAGCCGGCCTGTATCCCGACCAGATAGCGGGGATGACCAACCGCACGGCGCGGGGAGTACGACGCCTGCTGGCGCGGAACATCACCTCGCCGATGATCGGAATATATCTGGAACAAATAAGGAAACACATCAGAACAGGACGCTCGACGGAGCGCGTGTAGTTGAGTATGTTTGCACCACGGTCGGATTAGTGACCGGAACTACAAAATACAAATACAACTATGAGTGAATCAAGAACTTTTGTGTTCCCCGAGAACGGGAACTCCGGAGGCGGCACCAACGGCATACTGGCCATGCTTCCGGCGCTTATGCAACAGCGCGGTGTGGATCCGAACATCCTGGCGCTGATGGGAAACGGCAACAACCGTAACGGCAACGGCTGGGGTGACGACCTGTTCGCCATCCTGCTTCTGTTCATCCTGATGGGATGGGGAGGCATGGGAGGTTTCGGCGGCGCCCGTGGCGGAATGATGGGCAACGGACAGGGCGGCGTGGTCCCCTTCGTGCAGAACGACGCGAACACCGCCGTGATCATGCAGGCCGTACAACGCAACGGATACGACATCCAAAGCCTGGCCACCGCGTTGAACACTTCCTCGGACGCCGTACAGGCCGCCATAAACGGTCTTGGCATGCAGATATGCAACATCGGCAACCAGATGGGCATGAACACCAACCAGATCGTCACCGCGATCATGCAGGGCAACAACGCCATCCAGTCGCAGATCTGCCAGTGCTGCTGCCAGACAAACGAGAACATCACCAAAATGGGCTACGAGAACCAGCTGTCCGTATGCAACCAGACAAACGCACTGGTGAACACGGCCAACCAGAACACGCTCGCATTGCGTGACGCCGGTACGGCCAACACCAATGCCATCATCAGCAAGCTGGACGCCATGCAGAACCAGGCGCTGCTTGACAAGATCGACTCGTTGCGCGAAAAGAACAGCACGCTCGTCAACCAGCTCTCGCAGGAGCACCAGAACGCGTATTTCGCACAGGTGTCCGCACAGACCATCGCGCCTGTCAACGCCGCGCTGGGTGATCTGAGCGCCCGTCTGGCGAAGATTGAGTGCAACCAGCCCGAAGTGGCCAAGGTGCCGTACAGCCCGGTTGTGGGAATCCCCACCTGTGTGGCGGCCCAATATGGTCTTGGATACGGCTTCAATCCTTACGCCGCCGGTAATGGCTTTTGGGGTTAATTGAGGAAGGAGGCTATTATGGCAGTATATCCTTTCCAATTTGTAAACCGCAGGGGTTCTGCGGCCATATCAACCTCGGGAGTAACGGTCAATACCGACAATGTGGTGTTCTCCTTTCCCAACCATGCCTTTGTGAACGCATGGTACAGGGGGACCATCTACATTGACCTGGCGCAGGCCGTCCCCACAGGGACAACCGGGACGCTGCCGGTCCTGTTCGAGACAAACGGGGTGACACAGGCCGTGACCAAGTACAACGGGGAAGCGCTGACGGCGGCCGACATCCCCGGTACGGGAGTGTTCGAGTTCTGGTTCGACAGGACGACAAACACCCTGCAGATAATGACCGGAGTAGTTTAAGAACAAGGAGGGAGGAATCCCTCCATTTAAAGAGAAACAATTATGCCTTTCCAGAATTTAAGAGTCAACAGCCAGTTTTACATACTCCATAAGGACGGGACGCCTTATGTGGAGGTCGGCGCCATTGCGGGAGTATCCAACCCGGTCCCGGACGGGACACAGCCGGTGATGTTCGGCCAGCCGATGAAGATGGTGGTGGACATCACCGTCAAGGTCGGCGAACAGACCGTCACGTTCCAGAAGATACCCGCGGGGGCGGACATCGCCGACGCGAATTTCCCCGGAGGCGGGAACATGGTCATATCCGGATCAAGGGAGTCGATGAACTCCGAGGTGGCGGCCATGAGGAACAGGTCCGCGGAGATACTCAGGAGCATAGACCACCACCGTGCCATAGTGGACGCCTGCGGCAAGATGATGGAGATACTGAATCCCGAGTTTGCCGAAAGGCAGAGACAGGAGGCGGAAAACAAGGCTCTCAGGGAGGAGATATCCGAGCTGAAGGCCATGATGGCCGAACTGCTTAAACCGGCGGAAAGGCCCAGTACGAACAATTCTAAAAAACAACAAGTATGATGATGATCGAGATAGAAGACAGCAAGGTCGAGAGAATGTCCGATTATGCCGAAAAAATGCTCAAGTATGGTGGCAAGCTCATGCAGTGCATTGAGGAACTCTCGGAAGGGAGCGGCATGGGACAGCGCGACGACGGCTACGATGACTATGACGAGTATGACGACATGGGACAACGTGGCGGTTATGGAAACCGTGGCGGATACGGCGGAGGATACGGGAACCGTTATGGCGGAGGCTCGATGGGCCAGCGCCGCGGAGTGCCCGGAACAGGACGCTATTCAAGATACCGTTAGTTTAACCCGCCGGGACGGGGGATTCCCCCGTCCCGGCTAACAAGAAGACTATGAACAGGACAAAGGAACCTCTGGACATATACGATGACCGGCCAAAGGAGCTGACGGCGTACCTCCGGCACAATGGCTGGCACTTCAACAAAAAGCTGTGCGACTTCGCCGTGTCGCTCATGCGCAGGATGAACCCGGCAACCGGAAAAAGCGAGAAGATCGAACCCATGACCAAGGACAAGGTGGACGAACTTCTGGCCAAGAACGGGGTCAGGGTGGAGAACAACACATTATATGACTATGTATACGTGGCCAACCAGGCAAAGGCGGACTGTTTCAAGTCCTCCATCGCCGACGAGCCCCATCTGGCGCTTTACGTCAAGGATATCATAGATGACTATGACGCTCCGGAAGGCATGGTCATGTGCATGTGGTATGCAAAAATGACAAGGGCCGGGGAACCGGTGGAATGGGACGAGATGTTATGATCCGCCAGCGGTTTGACATAGAGGAATACGGCTGGAAGGTGGCGGTCTACTATGCCGTGGACTGTTACTACACCGACGAGATCATTGGCAGACTCTATGACATAGGCTGCCGCGGGGATGATCTGGAAACGGCGTACAGGAACCTGTCCTCCGGCAAACCGGACACCGGACTCACCTATTCCAACTACAGCACAAGGCAGACGGTCATGGTAATAGGGATCACATCGTCACCCGCCGAGTTCCAGAACTCCTATGACCATGAGAGGAAGCACCTGGAAGCGCACATGGCAAAGGCACTGGGGATCGACCCGTGGGGCGAGGAGATATGCTACCTGTCCGGCAATATAGGACAGAAGATGTTCGACAAGGCCAGGTTGCTGCTGTGTGATTGTGAATGTTGTAAGAAACAGATAAAGGAACTTATATGAAAAAGAAAGAAATCAGGAAAGCGCTGGAAGGCGGCACGCCGTTCTCAAGCCTGTACTCCCTTCTCCCCTCCGGGCAGAAGGAGAAATTCAAACAGTTCGCCGCGGCATTCGGATTCACGGAGCGGCAGGTCAGGGAAAGACTGCGGAAAGAAACACGATAGCTTCTCATTGACAACGGGCGCCCCCGCATATTATTGTATGCCGCAGGCGCCCGTTCTGTTTTTATCCTATAGTTAATCTTTCCTCAAACTCCGCAATGATACAGTCTGCGTCACCACCATGCACCCAGTTATCCAAAACAGAGGAAAGAACTTCGATGGCTTTCCGTTTCATTTCTTCCTCTGCCATTGCAAGAGCTTTAAGAGCATCTTCTTTTGCGATAACCGGGTAGTCGGGATTGACTACCACAAAATTCTCACTTTTAATATATTCTTTTGACTTGTTCATTATTTATCTTTTATAAATTCAAGTTTGTACCCTAAATACCCCGATTTACCTTCCGCATCCATAGCCCGTCCTGTCAAGTTACCATAAAGTTCATCCATGATAATGTAGAATATTACTTTGGGCAATGGCTTTTGCAGATATTCAATGTACACATTAAATAATTCATGCTTTGGAGTTACCGTTTCGATTTCTCTGAAACATTCGGTTATCGGACGGAAAGAAAATCCATTTTTCTTTGGGTTGGTCAATAGTTCCTTATAGGCAGCTACAAGACCAGGAGATAATTGTATTGTTTCACTCATTGCTGTTCAGTTATTAGTTAATTCTTTCAAGCCAATCGCTAACACATTTTTCCACTTCTACATAGCTAGTGAACGTTTTCTTTTCAACAGTTACACAATACCGCATTAATTCACCGCGAATTATTCCTGCATCATCCTTCCAAACATTTTATAAGCCACAAAACAAAATGTTTTGCAAAAGTGGAACATTTTGTTTTGTGGCTTATACTTCAGCTCCTTCCGAGCCAAATACGGTTGCAATATGCTTTTCTTTAAATTCTTTGTCGTTAATAATTACGGTAGTCTCCCATCCTTCAGAAGTAATTTCTAATTTTATCTTATTCATATCAAATTATTGTTATTATCGGTTTTTACTATTTTCCCATTATCCAATATCAAATATAACCGGCATTTATAGCTGACTGTATCCGCCCATTGGTGAGCATATTTCAAATACTGATGTAGCTTATACCTTCCGGGATTATTCATCATTTTATTTCTTATTCTTTTTTTCATCAGTTTTGAGGGTTATTGTTTTTCTTCATTTTTCAAAAAGCCACTCCGGTCAGGATATACCTTTTGTACCAGTTTCTCCATTTCCTCAATAGCTTTATAGGCATTATTTATATCATCTTCACGATAGGGATTGTTAGGATTATCGCCAAATAAACCATATATGACCTTGTATGAGAGCCTGTGAGCACGTTGCCTATCAATGTATTTTTGCTCACAGGTAGCAGTACCGTCAAGCGTTCCGCCAAGGCTGTTTGTAACAGCCATAAGCCTTGCCAACAATTTCTTTTGAGTTTTATTCATTTCTATTCAGTTATTAGTTAATTCTACTTTTTTCAATTTATTAAAAGCCTTCTCTTTATCAAATCTAATCCCATCTTTGAACTCCAATATCAACTCCCAAAGCTGGCTTTTGTAAACATCACCTGCTTTATAGTCAGTCTTATAATGCCATTTCTGTGTAGTGGTTATTTCCTTAAATATATTCGTTGCATTAAGATATGCGGCTCCCCATTCTGTAAGCTCTACACTAACGGTATCATTCAAATCTATTTCTATCATAAATATTCCTTTCTGCTATGCTATTAGTCAATCTTCTTTATTACATAGGCAATCGTCACAGCTTTCGCATAGATTACCACATACATCGCAATGCGTGCCTGAATAGAATAAATCAAACAGCTCACCACATCTATCACACATCTCTATTGTATCAGGAAATACAGGTAAATGTTCTTGTAAATAGTATATCACGGAGAAAGCCTGCTGACTATTGAGTTTAGGCATTTCCCTTACAGATATCGCATCTGGGCATTCTCCCTGTAAAAACATGAAAAATTCATTGAGCAATTCTAAAGATGATTTACCCTTTATATTACCCTGTTGACGTTGAAATTTGATTCTACTCATTTCTATATTGTTATTTATTCGCAGTTGATTTTACAATAATCTTATTATCGGATGATGGCATTACAATCACATTTCCATCATCTGTGCTAATTTTTAAGATAGGATTAAAGTCAAAGTCAGTAGTGGCTACTATAATCATATCTCCAAAAACATATCTTTTGTCTTGTTCCAATTCATTCATTTCTATATCGTTATGAATTATTTTTTATAACTACCGCCATTGTACTAACAGTCGTTCCACTCTCTTTAAACTCGCCAGCGCTGATTTCAAACACTTCTCCATGTACTTTTTCCAACCATTCCCGGAACTCAACACATTTCTTTTCAGACGCGAATTTCCAATGCTGACTAGTTATAGCTGCAAGAATTCCACCTTCTTCCAAGCGTTCATACATAAGTCTTACATGGTCTATGTCTTGATTGCCGGAGAATGGAGGATTAGCAATAATCTTAGTGTAATGCCCTACACTGTCTTTCGTAAAATCTTCATCAAGCAATATTACGTTATCAAGTGTATGAAGGAACTCCCTGTTTTCTGGCATCAGTTCATAACATTCAACTGTTACTGACGGGCACGACCGATGAATCGCTTTTATCAGAGCACCACGTCCGGCACTTGGTTCAAGTACGGTATCTGTTTCATGAATTCCACCGGCAAGCATTACCAGCCAGTCTGCAATATCAGCAGGTGTTTCAAAGAACTGAAAATCTTTTTGCAAATCGCATCGCTTACCTTCTTTCAAGATGGAGAACACACGTTCCGGATTAAAAGGAAATGTGAAACCCTGTACCTTCCCACCTTGCCATGAGCCGCCGGCTTCTTCTATCCACTTTTTTGCTTCGGCATAAGATTTTTTATTGAATTGAACTTGAGGAAGTTTGAGGATATTGTTCTCAAGAGTACAATGTTTCAGTATTTCTTCCACATTCCATTTTTTGCCTTCGTCAGCCTGTTTCTTCTTTTCGTCCGTTGAAGCGTCCGGCGCTAAAAGTGAAGATATTTTTTGAACAACCGTATTGCTCGCATTCACGAAGGTATTGACACAGGATAGCGCTTCCATGAGAAATTTTGTATCAACATGTCCGGTCTCGTCATAGATGTCTATCCCTTCGGTCATGGATGACAGTTCATTGAGCTGCGCTACACTACCATGTAACGTTTCGATTAAAATCTTTTTTTTGTTCATCATAACTTTTCTGTAAATAAATTCTAGTTGTGTCTACACTCCCGTGACCTAGAAGGTCAGCCAGTTGAATTACATCTTTGTTTTTTTTCAGGAACATCTTAGCGAAAAAATGCCGGAAGGCGTGCGCGTGCATCTTCCTTGGATCAATGCCGCAATGTTTTCCCCATGCTTTCAAGTGCTGGGAAAAGCCACGCTGTGTGATCGGTCCGAATCTCCCTACCGCAAAAATCCCGGTCTTACCATATTCTTTAGCGTAAACCTTCGCTTCCTGCTGAATTGTTTTTTGGAAGAAAAAACGTCTGTACTTGTTACCCTTTCCTTTTAATGTCACTTCCCCGGATATGATGTCTTCCCACGTAAACTGCTGGAATTCCGACAGACGGGCACCCGTTGTACCCAAAACCTTAATAAAGAAGTAATAGTCCTTGTTGGATTTCGTTTTCAGGAAATCCAACAAGCGGTTGTATTCCTCTTCTGTCGGGACATTGTTCACATCGAGCCTGCGCTTCATCTTAGGCCGCTTAAGCTCTATAGGCTTCTTCAGCCATTTGGAAAATCTTTCTATTGCTGTAATCCGCAAACGGATGGTAGCGGGAGATAATTTTTCTTCTTCAAGACTTTTTATAAACCTCCTGCAATTATCCATGTTTACCTCATTGGCATACTCGAAATACTTTTTCATTGAAGTATAATATAAATTAACTGTATGAGGGGAGTAGTCATTATTATCCGTCAACCATACTATAAAGTCATTCAATAGCTTTTTGCTCTTCTCGGATATGACGTCAAGTTTTTCCAGTGGCTTTACCGTCTTATCCCTCCTTCCATATCCGATGTTAAGGAAAGACAATAGATCGCATATAGCTGAACACATTATGGAATGACGCACCATGACATCTGCATTTTCACGCTTATAAACCAGATAGCCACGACGATTGACATCTTCAGTACGTTCAAGAAAATCCGTTACATATTTGATATATTTCCCGACAGTATCATAAGTCCTGCCTGTTGTGTATAAGTAGGAAATATAATCAGTTAATATCTTCTGCCTGTCATTATTCATAATCTTGTTTAATTAAATTATACCAATCATTGCTATCTTCGAAAAAACATCTGTATCCATTAGCCGTATGTTTGCCTCTTACTTTCCGACATATAGCACTGATCAAAGAAGGAGCCACGCCAATCATCTTACCAGCCGTTTGTATCGAAGGGAATACTCCACATAATTTCTCATCCTTTATCAAAACAACGCTCTTTTTATTCATGCCTGCACCAGTCTTATGCCAAGCCCCACGTCCTTTAGACAGATTTTTTATACTTCTGGCCTTGGAACGTTTTGAATGATAAACCATTTTACGACCCTTGTTGCGAGAAATACAACCTTTTAAAAATCGTCCGGTAATTAAGTCTCTCTCAAATCGCTCAGGCGGTATATATAATTCACTCATTTCTGTTCAGTTTTGAATTATAATGCTTCCATAATCTCATCATAGGTCATTTGCCCTTTTCTCCTTTCCGGTGTCCCGACCAATGCCATACGCTCCCTTTTCCTTTCACTGAAATAGCTGCGTACACACCGGCGGAGATAATTATAAGGATCAATTGTGAACAGTTTCTTTTCACTTACGCCTGATATTACACGGGTGATGATACTTTGCCACACTTCCTTTATAACATCCTGGCTGTTGGTGAATCCTCCTGAATACATATAGCCTTTGACCTTTGATTCGTAAATGGTAAAAGCGGACACCATCTCCTCCATATTACCTTCTTCATAAAAACCTATCATGACTTCGGCTATACGGACAGCCTCGCGATAGCGTTGGACCAGATCTCTTTGGGAAGAACCGTGTCTGAAAGGTATTATGACTTTCTTGCAATAATCCCCGCGTGTCGTCAGAACCGGTTTGTTATCTTCCGTCATAATGACTATCCCTTTTATGGAATCAGGACATATCCCATGTTCAGCCGCATACAGAAGCCTGCCATAAGTAAACCGATACATACGCTTCTGTTTTCTTACCAAGTAACGTCCGTCCGAACCGGGTCTTATCAGTCTTCCGGTGTTGGTGTTCCATAATTCACCATTCCTGCTTATCTCATAGTGGAATCCCGGAATGGGATACCGCTTGTTTTTATCTGTTGTTCTCATAGGATGTCCATTTGTTTTTTTCCCGGTTGATGTTCCTTCCCCATTGGCGGAAAGTCCGGTGTTCCGCATCCGGCCAGCCTTGCAATGATCGGGCGGAACTTTTCCTTTCTCAGTCTCACATCATAATACGCGGTTGTCGCCCTGCACCTGGATATCTTCAGGAAGGAGGCTATCTCACGGAACAGATACCCTTCCTCGTACGCCATATAGCAGAACAGCATCCTTGAATCGGATATGTTCCTGGATATCATCCGGGACAGGATCATCTCCTGGGAGACGCCCGTCATTCCGGAGATCTCGTCCAGCATAAGCTGCATCGGTTTCTTTTCCTTGTTGTCTTTTCTCTGGTTCATAAGATTGTCGTTTAAAAGGTTCTTAAATCTGTTTTAAAAGCACCGGCTCCTTATGCGGTGCCAGGTGGTTCTTTTCCTGAAACTCTGCGGGCGGAACGCCCTGTCACGCTTATGCCAGCCCTCCCGGCACCGGAGTCTTGGTTCATCCAGTATCTCCTCCATTGCGGATTTGGCCCTCTCCAAATTTTTCAGCAGATACTCATTCATTCCGTCCTTTTCCATACAGCGCGAGATTTGGGGATTCGGGATCATAAGGCTCCACGGTGGTAAGGGTAACGGAGGATACGACCACACGTCCGCTCCCTTCGCAGCCGGGACAGGTAACGGTACTTACGGTGTCCGTCAGCTCGTCCAGGTTCTCAAGAAAGCCCCGGCCGCAGCATGTGCGGCACAGGACTACATGGGGATGGTCAAACTTCCTTCTTATCATCGCCGGAGAATTCAGGTTTCACATCAGCAGTGTAGGGATAGACATCCATAATGGCGGTCTCGGCCACCGAGCCGATGACATAGTCCGCCAGCGTGCCCTTCATCCCTTCGTCCAGCTTCTTTACGGCATCGCGAAGGTCGGAAGCCTGTACCAGTACGGTAGTGGGGGTCTTTTTCTCCGCTCCGCTTTTTTCGTCCAGCGTGATGAAGAACAGCTTGCACTTGAACCAGCGGTCGGCCGCATCTTCCTCAGAGGGGAACAGTTCGCTGTAACCGGCGCGTTTGACGTTCGATACGGTGAACTCACCGCTGATATACGAGTTCATTTCTTCAATAATACGGGCTTCCGCTTCCGTGAAGCTGAGCGCATCGACCAGATAGGCTTCCGTTACTTTCCTGTTCATACCGTTCTCCGCCACCTTCTCGTAGCGGATGGAACATTCAAACCAATTGTGCATCATAATTTACATCTTGTTAAATGAGGGTTCTATTCTTTTCCATTGATTATTTCCGTCCTTCTCCTCGAAGTAGAAGCGGATCACCGTGCCTTCCACCACGTTGCTCTCACGGAAGAGCCGCATGATTTCCGAATATTCGGGGTCGTTGAAGTCGTCCTCGAGCTCGTACAGGCGGGAGATGGACTTGTAGTCAAGATCCCCGGCCTCGTTGCGCTGGAGCAGCGACATGGCCAGCTTGTACATGGGGTTGCGCCCGTCATCGCCCTTCTTGCCGATCCATGCGTTCAGGTAGTCCACTAGGCGCTTCTCCGCCACGTCGGCCCTCTCGTCGAAGCCCTTGACCCGGTTCCCCTTGACGGAAACCTTGAAGGTGTCGTTCTTCACCTCGAACCCGAGCTGCTCGTCACGTTTCAGGCCGCCGTACTCCTTCAGCTGGTCATAGTAGGCGGTGGCCTCCTTACGGAGCCATTCCTTGAACTCCTGGCCGTCCTTGATATACTTGCGGAGCTTCCTCTCCACAGAGGCGAGGAATCTGGCACGCAGCTTCTGGTAGTTCTTCTTTCGGTCCCCGTCCTTTCTTTTCTTTTCGGCCTGCAGCTTGCTTAGCAGGGCCTCACGTTCCTTTTCAGATAAATTCTTGATATCCATATCTGTTCTTATTTATTAGTGAATAAATTCCTGAATAAATCAGGGTCGATTATCTCCTCGTTGCAGTCAACGTTCTGTTCTATGGCTGTCTGGCATTCCCAGCAGAGATGGTTCACGGTCATGTGGTTGTTGTATTCACAGAACACCTTCCCGCACAGCCCGCACCGGGCGAACATCGGCTGCACGGTGTCCGCGTCCTCCCGGCAGATGTCCAGTCCTTTGGCGTGGCAATCGGCACACATGTCAGCACATTCCTTTTCGAATTTCGTCTTTTCCATTGTCATCATTGTTATTGTTATTGTTATTATCGTTTATCATGCTACCAGAATCCATAACATGGCGTTCAGTGACCATGTTTTCGCCCAGAAGTCATCATTAACTATCATGCCCGTGAAAGCCGAGAGGGCGGATATCGCATACACAAGGTGCTTCATTCTCATACCTCCTCCTTCCGTCTTATGGCCTTCAGCTGTTTCAGTGTGGCCTTCAGTTCCTCCAGGTTCTGGCTTGACACCGGCTTCCTGCATCCTCCGTGGCTCTTCAGGAAGGAGGTGATCTTCGCCTTGTTCATCTCAACCTCCACGGGATTGTCGCTGCGGTAGCTCCTGTTGAGAAAACCGATGTCCATTGACACGGCGTAAATGGCCTTGACCAGTGCCAGTTTCTCCCGTCTTTCCGGATCCTTTCTTCCGTCGGGATCGAGCAGCGTCCCGATCAGCCTTGCGGCCTCGCTTTTGCACAACTCCGCGGACGTCGTTGTCCGTCCGCCGCTGAACTGCCGGACAAGATGCCTGTATTCATCCTCGTCCAGTCCGAACTGCCGTCTGAGGCGGTGTATGCACCGCTTCTGGGCATTTGTCGCGGGTAATTCAATTGTCTTGTTCATTGCTATTGCTGTTAAATGGTTCGTCACTGTTCCTGAGCCAGCATCTCTCATAGCCCTCCTTCCAGACCACATAGAATCCTTTCGGACCGGGAACACCACGGCTCATGTACCGGGCGCAGAACCCGTTCACCTCTATGCGGGAGAAGCAGTCCCTCTTGACTCTGTAGGCCACCGTGCCTTGCACCTCCTTCCCCTCCACATGGGAGATGTATACGAATATCTTCTTCCTGTATTTCTTCCTGAGCTCGACCAGCTGTTTGGCGGTGACGTCCATCTCGCCTTCAAGACTCTGCAGGGAGTCGATGATGACCACGTCCGGGGATCTCTGTTTCCCGAGGAATTCGTCAAACTCATCGAAAGTGGGGACCTCGTCCCAGAACAGCATCCCGCTCCTTGACGAATTCATGAATCCGAGCAGGGAGTCCCTGAAATCGGACTCGACACCCATCTCAAGGGAAATGAACAGCACCTTGTAGCCGATACGGTCAAATTCCCTGGCCAACTGGAAGGTGAAGGAGGTCTTTCCCTGTCCGGACTTGCCGTACACGATCCACGCCCCGGATTTCTGCCTCTTTCCAAAGGCATCCATGAAATCCTTGGAAAAGGGGATGTATTCGTATTTTTTGTTCAATATGTTGTCAAACGACAATGACCTGATCATAAGCCGGCTCCTCCGTTGCTGATTTCCTGTCTGATTACCACATTGTCTATCATTCCCGAAAGCTCGCGCAGGTCATCGGCGAACAATACCTGGCGGGGATCATCCTCACGCGGCTGCTTCTTGACCTTGGGAAGTTTTCCCCATATCTCTTCCGCCGTCTCCCTGTCCTGCACGCCGTTGGCCATACAGATGGCGATGACATCCTTTTTGGTAGCGCCCAGAAGGGTGATGTAATTGCGGCCGAAACGCCCGTCTATCTCGTCATACCCTTCAATACGTCCCACATACCGCCTGATATTGCGCTCCAGCGTTTCCGTGCCGGCCACCAGGCACCCCATGCGCCCCAGCGTGTCATCATACAGGGGAATAAGCGTGCACATGGCCGAATGCGTGAGCTTGCCGGCATCATCGATCAGCAGGACGGGCTTATAGGAGGACAGGGAATTCATGTGCGCGATGCACAGGTCCAGCAGGCTGTCATTATCCATATAGCGCGTCACATTCTCTCCCATGGCCTGCGCCAGTTTGGTAAGGAACTTGCGGCTGCTCCATTTGCGGCACTTGATATATACAACCCCCTTGTCACCGCACAGATTGTACAGGTCGATCAGAGACTGGGTCTTTCCGCTTCCGCTGCGGCTGCTGACACATACCCATTTGCTCTTTCCCCTGGCAACCTCGAACGCCCGCTTCACCTGCCGGTAAGAGGTTACGGTATCAACCACATTGCGGGAATTCTCATAGAAATAAAGGCCTGTGGCGATCCTGACCGCCAGGTTGTCGTCATTCGCACCGTACTTGCCGGAACGGAACTGGGACATCGCCGCATCGGACACGCCGCAGCGACGGGCCAGCTCTGAAGGTTTTGAACCACGGGCTATCAAATTCTCTATGTACTGTTTCAATGCTTCCTTATCCATAATTATGCTGTTTTTTAAGTGTTATAAAATCATCTTGAAAAATTCATGTCGGCGTCGTCCCATTCGTAATCGTCATCCACAAGAGGGGACGGAACCCTGAGAGGTCCGGGCGCAATCTCTTCAAAATCCACGTCCTCCACCGTCTGCCCACGTGCCTCGTACTTGCGGTCCTTGTGCCGTCCCCGGCTGTCAGTGAGCAGGGCACGGTCCAACAGGCTGTTGCTCTTCAGAAGCGGGTTCCGCTCCTGCATGGCGGTTATCACCTCGTCCACCTGCTCCTGTCTGGCCACATACCGCCGCTCGAACTGCCGGTTGAACTCGTCCACCTTCCTGCGGTGCTCGAAATGTTCGGGTTTCTGGTCGATCAGGGCCATCGGTGTCTTCATGTCACGCTGCAGGAGGAACTTCAGGTCCCCGGTCTCCTTTGCCAGCCGGTGCCCTTTGGTGGATTCGGCATTGACGATAAGCACCTGCGACAAATCGTCGGGATCGTAGTGCACGGACCAGTCCTCGTGGAAATGATTGCGCAACTCCATGTTGAAACTCTCGTAATTGATCCTCTCCCCGAAGAGCTCGATCAGCAGCCCCTTGCCGGTGAGCCGGTTGGTGCGTCCCGTCGTGTCGCCCATGAGAAACAGGTATTCCTCGTCGCAGAACGGCATCCGGCGTTCCATGGGGGTGCGTTCCCATGCGGCCATGTACGCCTCCAGCTTCTTGGCCCGCTCCCTTTGCATGATACCGTGTATCTGCGCCAGCACGCCCTCCTCGTCGGGGATCAGGTGGCGGTTATAGTTCAGGATCTCTATATTGGGCTGGGAGCCGCGCTTGCTGTTGATGTTCACCCCGCTCCAGTTCTTCTCCAGCTGGTAGTACGTCTTGTTCAGATAATTGAAGTAGGGCTCGATGATCTTGGCCTTGGCGTTGTGGAGCGCGGCGGGGATGTAGTGCACCGTCATCGCCTCATAGAACGGAACCATCACCCCCTTCTGGTAGTTGTCACTCTGCAACTGCAGCGGCTTGTACCGTGCACCGAACAGTTCCCGGGCGTGCTTGATGGCGTTGCGCAGCGCCTCGCGTATCAATGCCGGGCTCTCATGGTCGCCGACGGCGTATCCTATCGGGTACTTGCCGCAGGCGTCCAGCACAACCACGATGGTCTTGCGGTTGTGGTAGGTGGTTTTCTTGTAAGTCCTTGTCTCACCGTTCACCTTTTTATCCACCGGCTGCCTCTTCTGGTAGACCAGTTCCACGTCCCATCCGTCCAGTGTCCAATAGGTCATGGCGGTCTTCGGAGCCTCGCGCTTGTGCTGCATCTCGAGGGAGTTCCTCAGCGCGGCGGTACCGCGCTGGTGCCCCAGGGTGGTGGATTCCATCATCTTCCGGTACCTGTCCACCGTGACAGGGCTCTTGATTTCCGGTTTCCCCAATATGGAGGCTATCTTGTTATACTGTTCCATGATCTGTGCGTTGTTCAAATTCATGTGCTGGGAAAGCAGCTTGTGCATGATCGCCTCGTCCTCTTCGTCCCTAATCAGGGCGGCGGACGTGTTGCCCTTGTTCTTGTGCACCAAAGCGATGAAGCCTTCCGCCTCATACTGGTCCACTTTACGCTTGAGCGTCTTTCCCGTCGAAGGAAGTTTGTGGGGATAGCGGGTGTTGCCTTTGCTGTCCCGCACTTTCAGCAGATCGTTCACCATCTCACTCAGCCTGTCCCATACGTTGAAACGGGATCCGCCACGTCCGAAACCGCATTCCGCATTGCTGTCGCGCAGCCGGATGACTGCATCCAGGACACGTGCCTGGAGCGTATAGAGCGTGACCTTCTCCGGTCTGAGCGGCTTTCCCGCACCGTCCCTGTAGGTGGTGAAGAAGGAGTAGGCGGCCTCGTTGTACCCTACAGCCCTCTCAAGCGGACTGGTGGCGGCACGTTCGACATCCTCATGGGGATCACCGTAATATTTGATGTATAATTGCTGTATGTATGTCTCCAGCGAGTCGAACTCCACCAGGGCGGGGCGTCTGAGGCTGGCACGCTCGGCTACAACAATCTGCTTTCTGTTCACCTTCGTGTTGTATGTTCCTATCGGGAGGAAGCCCTTATCGGAGCCCACCTTGCGTTTCGGATCATACATGATCAGCTCGTTGGCGTAGATACATACCTTGTCATTATAGATTACAGCCATATCAACCGTTTTATTGTTTAACCTTGTGCGGTTTCCGGCGTCGGACCGGAAACGCGGGCCGCCTTCCGGCTCCCTGACCGCGTGTCCTATTTCTCCTCCCTGTAATACCTTTGTCCGATAAGGGAAAGGCAGCATACGACTGCAAGGACCGAGGCGGCAAGGTTCTCGTTGAAGGTGGGGCGGAGATTGTCCGCCAGTCTGAGCACTACCACAAGGCCGATGACAGCGGCCACTATATGGATTATTCTGAATGTTTTCATTGCAAATCATTTTTAAGGGTTTATAAAATTGTTTTTTAATTTCTGCTCCTATCCGTCGCAGACCGGAGCAGTTTTGCTACATTTGTAGCTGTGTAATTAAAATTTATATATCATGCCTAAAGTAAAGCCTGTTAAATTTGAAGTAGGAGATGTGGTATATCTCAAAAGCGAAGACAAATACGCTAAAGACCGGTTCAGAATGACTGTTAAAAGTGTTACCGGTGAATATCCTGACATTCAGGAAGTCGAATGTATATGGCTGTCCAAAGGGGGGGATTCTTCAAACCCATAAATTCGCTCCTATACTGCTAGATAAACATTAATCTCCGTCTTCCTCATCTTCTTCGACATTCCGTGCCATCTGGTTGAACCGTGCTATCGGAATGCCGAAGATTCTTACTACGAAAAAATGTCCGGGCTCTACATTCTGGAACACTTCATCAATCTCAATCAGTGTTCTTATAGCTTTTTTCTTTTTCATCGCTTATTTGGTTTATAAAATTGTTTTTAAATCTCCGTCCCTATCCGTCACGAACCGGGACGGAATGTCTAACTAAAATTCAATCTATTACCGGTTGTATGAACTATTTTTCTTTCTCTTCCTCCAGCTCGGCCTCGGACTGAAGGTCCGCTTCCACCTCCGCAATCACCTTGAGCGTTTCGTCGGCGTCCATTATCTCCTGCTTGCATTCAAGCATTCCGTTGATGATGCGCCGGTAGTCTACATCTTTCTCACCCAGTTCCTTGCAATAGTTCTCATACTTGATCTCCGCCTCGGCCTTGCGTCTCTCGCAATCGTCCTTGGCTCCCTCGATCTTACGGTTGATCTCTTTCTCACGCAGGCTGAACAACTTGTCCACAAGGTTGCAGCCTTTCAAAATTGCTGTCAGTTTCTTCATAATCTTTCAATTTTTATCAGTTTATGTTTTCTGATCATCCGGACCTCTCCGGCGTCATTTGTTATTTCACCTTTTAAAAAAAATGTCCCGTCAAGGCCAAGCGACGGTACTGCCTGTTGGATCTGCAGATCCCCTAATGGGTTTCTAAACACATTTACATTATTATAGCCAACCCCCACCGGGGTAGTGATTAACGGTAATTTTACATCATTCATATTCTCTTATTTTTCTATTTCCTTGACCAGACGCTTTGCGCCGGCTATGTCCCATATCTTGTCGACCATCTCCGCGACCTTCATGTCGGTTGTCGGTCCTATCTTCACCATCACCGCCCCTTCGGCGTCCTGGTCCTTGGGAATGATGATGGGGCAGATCATCCCGTATTCACGCCAGATCGTTATCACGATCCTCAGGTATTCAAGGTTGATACCCATCGTATAAGTAATCATCCCTGTTCCTCCCATTCTATCAGCAGTTGTCTGTAAACCGGAACAGGTTCGGGATATATGATGCCTTTGTTCTTGTGGGAGATAGCCAGCTTCGTCAGCCTGTCGGCTATACGGCGGCTCATTGTGTTGCCGGAATACACCTTGCATACATGGGAGTAGGTGACTTTCATGTTGGCGGCGACCGTTTTCAGATCATTCCGATTGAGATAACGGCACACAGCCTGTTTCCAGTCGATGAAATCCGGACGGTACTTGGGCGCGGGAAGAGTCGGACGCTGTGCCGGACGAACGGAGTAGCCGCCGGTACGACGGATGGAGGGGAGAACCTCGTTAGTTACCCATTTGCGGAAGGCTTTGGCTTCGGGCTTGCGGGATATAAAAATCAAATGATATAAACCGGATTCATTGACTGCCTTAACTCGCTGATTTCCACCTGGGGTGTAACTAATAGTTACATCATGTTTTTCATCCATATCAAGCGACTGTATCGCCTTTCTTGGATTTTTCAGATTCAAAATATCACAGATATCTTGAGCTACAAACCATGTTTCATTTCTTTCTGTAGTAGCGCGAATCTTTGCACCAATTTCCGAATTGTTGAAGATTTGCAGACCTGTTGTCTGCTGGTTGTTGTTCAGTGTTTCCATAATAATACATTATTAATTAGTACGTTCCGCTTTCACATTACCCTTGTTGTCGAGGATTTTGACTGTTTCATGCTTGACGATTTCGTCAACATTGTACAGCTTACTGTCGTTCCGTTTCTTGGCGGCTTCCCAGATTACCGGAGCTTTACCACCCTTTTTCTGACCGGACAAAACCTGTCCGACATAGGCCATTGTTACTTTAAAGGCGATAGCAAGTTCCTTCTTGCCTTGTGCGCCTAACTTAATTACTTGTCCCATATTCAATATTTATTGGATTAAAATTGCTATATTTGGCGCGGTTTATATTAAACCTGACGCAAATATAAAGCAATGCAATATTTAAACCAAGAAAAAGGTGAATAATTTATTGCATTGCAATCTATTTAGAATAAAATATAAATAACAAAGCAATGGAAGTATCTGTTAAAGAAAGACTTAAACTGTTTTTAAAAAAAGAAGGTATAAAAGATGTTGATTTCTGTAGAATAATAGGAGTATCTACAGGCTTTATTTCGGGCATGAGGGTATCTATTCAACCTGATAAATTAAAAAGCATTGCAATAAATTTCCCCAGATTAGATATTGGCTGGCTTCTTACTGGCGAAGGCTCTATGTTAAAAAATGAAATAAAAAGTACAGCTTCACCTAATACAATGGATACTGCTTATATATATAATATGTATGAGGATTACAAAAAGCTACAGGCTGAAATCATCGCGGAAAAAGAGAGAAGAATAAAAGAATTAGAAACTAAACTTGCTAAACTAGAACAGCAAGAATCCCCAACAACAAACTCCGACTCCCATGCAGAAACTGTCCAAAAAAAGCGGAGCTCATCGCGTATATCAGGCTCTTCTGCGCAAACAGATGTCCCGACCATAAAATAAAGATAATAATTGAGTGAAGATACAATTACAAAAAAATGCCCCGAACTTAAAAAGAACGAGGCATAAAATTTTAAATGTCATTCATTTATAGGTACATAAAATGTAGTTTTTGATGGAGTATAGATACCACAAGTTATAACCTCCAAAAAACCGTTTAAAAAAGTATGGTGATTTTTGATTGCATACTTTTGACGATCTCCAACATATTGCTTAATATCCTTTTTGTTTGACGCTGGTGATATAAGTCCGAAAAGAAAATGATTGTTTGTCTTTGAGTTGAAAACTCTCTTTGGTTCATCAACCTCCATGCCACCTACATACAATTGAGAGCTATAACATGAAGACAACGATAAAGATAATGTACTAGCTAGTACTATAAGCATTACTTTTTTCATGATTTTGTTTTATAAGATTGTTGTTTTATTATTTCATGCAAATAAAATGATAATATTTTAAAACAGCAAAAAAATATTATACAGAAAATGCTTTAAATAACTCGATCCTTTAAAACATCGCACCGTAGTTTGAACAAAAATTCAACGAGTTCCTTATCTTCATCACCTTCGACAGCAATTAATTTATCAATAAACCCGTCGATTTGTTCAGCCGTTTTTTGTTTTCCGAAAGTTCTGATCATTTTCGACAAAACATCAGTTCTTTCTTTCCAATTGAATTTTACATCATTTATATCCATAACTTATATTAAAAGATCCCGGAGGAACCCGGGATCACACGAACAACAATCTTATTACCTTAAAAATAGACTAAAGCCTATATCCTGATACTTATATAACGAATTGGCTAGATTCACTGTTTTAAAGTGCCCCAGTTATAAAACTGGGAGCACTCCGACGCGTCTATTTCACACACCAACACATAATTTGCAGCTTGAATCTATGCAAATATAAGTATTTTGCATATAAATCACTAATAATCAGTATATTAAATAAAATACGCTATAATTCTATATGTATTAAAGGGGTAAACTCACACTATTTTTCCTGTATCTCGATATATTTTCATGTATTATATATAAAAACTCAATAAAAAAAACGGGTAATTTGAATGCCCATTGAATGCCCATCTAGAACATTTTGTTTTTTACGGTGAATGCCCATTGAATGCCCATTTGAATGTCCATACCGATTTTTAACAGTTTTATTAACAATTATAGTTCACTAAAGGAACGCCTTAAAACAAGGCCTCCCTTAGACGTTTTTTGTTATTTAAAACCGTTTTACAGGCTATTCTAGGGCATTTTAAGGGTAAATGAGTGGTAATGTCCCAATAAAGGCTTTATTGGACTCTTATAAGGGGTGGAATGTCACCCAAATGCAACATAATGTCACTTTTTGTTTTTAATGGGCGGATTCGCCCGAATCTTCTAAAAAGCCGATGGATAGGGCGTTTCAGCGCATCCGCTCGTTAATGCTTCGTGGTACTTTTTATTCTGTGCCCCCTAAATACGACAGGGAGAAAGCCAAACTGGATGAACTATACGCAAAGAAGAAACAGGCAAGGCAGGAAGCCCTGCAATACCTGAAAAACCGCTGCGGAGACATATACAGGCTGGACGGATCGCTGCTGGCAATCCTCGAAAAATACATGACCGGCCAAAAGAAAAAGGAAGGGGAAGAAAAAGAGGCCGCCACACCGACACCCTCACCCACCTATTTTCCCATGAAACTCTTGTCAGCCGTTTACGAAAAATGTAACGGTGAACAGTTCGAAGCCATTTCCGAACTGGACTTTTACGCCAGCATGAACCTGCAACCGTGCGAAGGCAAACTGATAATAAGACCGAGGGAAAAGGCTCGTGTATGTTATCTTATTTTCCTTATGGGTGAAACACTGCACAAACCAGACAGAGAAAAATGGAGAAAGGACATCATGAACCTGCTGGGAATAGACGACACATACTATAAATCAAAATACAAAGAACCCGTTTCCGATTTTCCCAGTGACAGCAATCAGATATTTGCGAAGGAAATGCAGTCAATATTCCGATAGTCAGCGATACGCCACGACATTCCACGAAACAACCACTTTTACCACCCGAAATATTTTTCACCACTCTTTATTATCTTCTGATATTTAGTGAGATAGCGTGATACCCCATTCACGCTATCCACATCCTTACCACCCGTATCCGGGATTAACTTTGCACTGTTCGAACGAAACAAAAAAGCCCGTGCGCAGGGCTTACAGTACAAACGTTAAATTCATTCCAACATGGAAATCAGAGAACTTTTATCAAAGCCCGTATGGCAGATGACGGGAGAGGAATTTATATTACTGAACCGACACGCCCTGCAGGAAAGGGAAGCGAGAGCAGCACAGCCCGCAGCCGATACGGAAAAGAAATACGTGTACGGGATAGGCGGCATAGCACGCCTGTTCGGGTGCAGTATGCCCACAGCAAACCGCATCAAGAAAAGTGGGAAGATAGACAGAGCCATTACGCAGATAGGACGCAAAATCATCGTAGATGCGGACATGGCACTCGAACTGGCAGGACACAAAAGCGGGGGACGCAGATAAGGAGGTACGGACATGGAGTACAGAGAAAGAAAAGAAGTCACGCCCGAAGCGGCGGTGATACTGTGGCAAGCCTCACGGCTCGACCTTTCGGAAGACTACGAGAGGGCACCCGAAATACTGAAAGTACACGGTTCCGTCATAGGCACGCTGGGGAACTTCAGCGCATCAATCGGAAAAGCAAAGAGCAAGAAAACGTTCAATGTTTCCGCAATCGTGGCGGCTGCACTGAAAAACGGGACAGTGCTAAGCTACACGGCGGAACTGCCCGAAAACAGGAGGAAAATACTCTATGTGGATACCGAACAAAGTTCCTACCACTGTGCGAAAGTGGCAAAAAGAATATTGCGCATGGCGGGACTGCCGACAGGCAGGAACCATAAAGACCTTGAATTCCTTGTCCTAAGGAAGTACACGCCCGAGGAACGAATAGCAATCGTGAGGGAGGCCATTTACCGCACCGAAAATGTAGGGCTGGTAGTCATTGACGGAATACGGGATATGGTGTACGACATCAACAGCCCCAGCGAGTCCACGAAGGTAATCTCCCTGCTGATGACATGGACGGGGGAAAGACACATACACATACACACCATACTGCATCAGAACAAGGGGGACGAGAACGCAAGGGGACACATCGGAACGGAGCTTAGCAACAAGGCCGAAACAGTGCTGCAAGTGGAGAAGGACGAGAAGGACCCCGACATCAGTACGATCAAGGCAGCACATATCAGGGCGATGAACTTCGAACCGTTCGCATTCCGCATCAACGGGGAGGCATTGCCCGAACTGCTGGACGAATACCTGTTCAAACACAAGGATCCGGGAAAAGGGAAAAAGGAGAAGTTCGACCCCTACAAGGACATCACAGAGAAGCAGCACCGCATCGCACTGGAAGCGGCATTCACACTCAAAGATGAATACGGCTACAAGGAGCTTGCGGAAGAATTGAGGAAAACCTACGCCTCTGTCGGTGTCATGCTTGGGGGAAACAGGCTGACAGACCTCATTACAGTACTGAAAAACAAACGGATGATAGTACAGGAGAACGGCAGGAAATACACCTTCAAACCCGATTTTCACTATTAGCGGTATTGTATGGGAACCACTTTACTTTAGTCCCGTACCATATATATACGGAAGTAAAGTAAAGTGGATATAGCCCGTAATATACAAAAAGATACGGGCGAAAAGAAAAAATAATATTCACACTTGACAAGAACAACGGTATGACAGTACGGAAAAGGGTATGGTCTCATACCAGGCCTCCACCATGACGGCACAGACCGGAAACCGCTTTACTTTAGTCTGGGGGCATATATATAGCAAAGTAAAGTAAAGCGGATGCAGCCCGTAACACATGAAAGGGTACGGGCGAAAAACCCAAAAACAATATCTACTTAAAACAGAAATATGATGAATATGAATGAAGCGAAGCAGATACGCATAGAGGAATATCTGCACAGTCTTGGATACAGTCCGGTAAGGCAACAGGGTGGTAGTCTATGGTACAACTCACCGTTCAGGGACGAACAGGAACCCTCCTTCAAGGTGAACACCGAACGCAACCTATGGTATGATTTTGGCGCAGGCAAAGGTGGTAATATCATCGCACTGGCACAGGATCTATACGCATCCGACAGTCTGCCCTACCTCTTGGAAAGGATAAGGGAGCAGGCACAAAACGTGCGCCCGGTCTCTTTCTCTTTTGGCAAGCAACCCTTGTCAAAGCCGAGTTTCCGGCAGTTGGAGGTAGTACCGCTCTCCTCTCCCGCCCTGTATACCTACCTGCGGCAAAGGGGAATAAATACGGAACTGGCAAAAAGAGAATGCAGGGAGGTCCGCTATCTGACCGGGGAAACCCCATACTATGCTATAGGCTTCCCCAACCGTTCGGGAGGATACGAGATACGCAACAAGCATTTCAAGGGATGCATAGCACCGAAGGACATCACCCATATACGACAATCGGAGCCGAAGGAGGCATGCTACATCTTCGAGGGATTCATGGACTACCTCTCTTTCCTCACCCTGCGGCTGGAAAGGTGTCCCGACCGTCCCGAACTTGACGGACAGGACTACATCGTACTGAACTCGACTTCCGACCTTTCCAAAGCAATCCGACCGTTGGGCGGTTATGAAAGCATCCATTGTTTCCTTGACAACGACAAGGCGGGAATCGAGGCCGTTCAGGAGTTGCAAAAAGAGTACGGGCTACGCATACGGGACGCATCGCACATATACGAAGGGTACAACGATCTGAACGACTTCCTGCGGGATAAAAGGTCAGGACAGGCGCAACGGCAGCAAGAGAAATCGGAAGCGGAAAAAAGGCAACGGCAGACAGAGCAGCCGAAGAAGAAAGGCAAAGGGATCAGGATGTAGCCGCACAGCCACCGGAAGGCTTTGAAAAAAGCCATAGCTCATTAGGGCTTTTTCTTAACGCAATGCACACATTGCTAAAAAAGCCCCAACGAGCCATAGGGGCGCCGCCCCTTTGGAAACCCCGTCTGCCATGCGGCATAAAAGCAAGGCAGGGGAAGTATTAACCTGAAATTATTGACAGTTATGGGATATGCAGTTTTGCATCTGGAAAAGGCAAAAGGGACGGACAGCAGGATGTCCGCACACATAGAGCGCACCGTTCACCCGAAGAATGCGGACAGAACGCGCACACACCTGAACCGGGAGCTCGTACAGTTTCCCGAAGGGGTGAGGAACCGCACGCAGGCGATAGCCCACCGGATAGAAACGGCAGGCATCAGACGCAAGGTGAGCGCCAATCAGGTGAAGGCAATCCGGATACTCCTTACCGGAAGTAACAAGGACATGAAGCAAATGGAAGCGGAAGGACGGATTGAAGACTGGTGTAACGACAGTCTGAAATGGATCCGGGAAACATACGGGGAGCAGAACCTCGTATCGGCAGTACTGCACATGGACGAGAAGACACCACACATACACGCCACAGTCATACCGATAGTGACCGGAGAGCGAAGGAAAGCCGGACAGGAAGAACAGAACGGGAAAAAAAAGTACAGAAAGAAGAACCCGCAGGACGTGAGACTCTGCGCAGATGATGTAATGGCAAGGCACAGGCTAAAACACTATCAGGACACTTATGCCCAAGCCATGAACAAGTACGGCTTGCAGAGAGGCGTGGACGGCTCATTGGCAAAGCATATTTCCACCATGCAATACTACAAGCAGCTGGTGGAGCAGCAGGACAGCCTGCAAGAGAACATAGAAAACCTGCTGGGGCTGGAAGAGGAAGCAATGAAAAAACTGAAGCAGGTAAAGGGGGAAATCAACGTGCAGAAAATGAAGGGGGCGGCGGTGAACGCCACCACAGCCATAGCGGACGGGGTGAGCTCACTTTTCGGAGGCAGCAAGGTTAAGAGGCTGGAAGAGGAGAATGAAAATTTGAAACGGAACATTGTGAATCTGCAAAAGCAGGTGCAAGCCGAACAGAGGGAGCAGACAAAAATGGAAAACCGTCACAGCAGCGAGATAAACAGAGTTGACCGGAGCTACCGGCAGAAAATCGCAGAATACGACAATCGGCTGGAACTGATAGACACCTACTTTCCTATTGTAAAGGAACTGATGCCCATAGCAGAACAATGCCGGGAAGTGGGCTTCACCGAAGAACTGACAAGACGAATTGTCAGCCTGCACCCCGTGGAGTTCAAGGGAAGGCTCTATTCAAAGGAGTACAAGGAGAAGTTCAGGACGGAGCACTCAACGGCAACAGTGGAGAGGAACCCGCAGGAGAAAGGAAAATTCAGGCTGTGCATTGACGGAATACCCATACTCGATTGGTTCAGGAAGAAGTTTCAGGAAATTAAAGAAAAGTTAGGGCTAAACACACCTGTTGAAAACAAGCAACGAAAAGGATTGAAAATATAATCACTTAATAACGAGAGGCTATAAATTATTAGTGCCAGTAAAAGAATATACTCTTTACTGGCACCTGTTAAACGCAAATTGACACCCTAAATCTAACAAATATAAAAAAATCTATTCTTCACTTGGACAATATCAGAAAACATAACCAACTCCCAATACCAACCTGGAAAAATCTTTATGTGTCACATAATACTGTAAATATACATTTATATGGTTTATAAATCTAATACCAACTTGTGGAGCCACCGCAAAGTGCAACTTATAACCTTCATTGAAAACTCCCACATCTATATTATCAATTGAAACACCAGTTCCCAAACCAACATAGGAATCAACAGATTCATTCCGTAAGAAATAATAATTAGCTGCCGGCATAAGAGATAAAGATCTTCCATTAAAAGTATTATTCAGTACAATTGTGTAACTTTCATAACCTAATTTTAGATTTACACTTAACGGATTGGTGGGAAACCTATATATTCCATTTAAATAAAACCCAACATGATTTTCTTTATATCCATTCTTTTGTAGCCCAATTGGATAATTGGCTCCTAATTCAAATCCGAATCTCCTTCCTTGTGCTAATACCAGCCCAATATTGCATATAAATAACCCAAAAAGTAACATACATACTTTTTTCATAACCAATTTATCTTTTAATACCATATCTCTTATTTATTTGTCCGACAAGGAGCGCCGACTTCAAATTATCGCCACTTCTTTGGCTCATTTATAGCAGGGAGAATTTTGTAAAAACCACCTTCACTAAGACTATACCTGAAAGTGTTTTGTTCATATCGAGTTCTTCTTGGGTTATTATGCGTCCAAACAAATTCTGTGAGCAACAAATCATGTTTTAATTGTAATTCAGTACCACGGCTATTATTACTCTTGACAAATTCTTCTACTGTTGTATCATCCTTTTCTGTTCTTGGTATTCGAGCCTTCAAATAATGTCTGCTATGTTCTACAATATTAAAAGAAATGTATCTTGGAGCAACTGTCGGAATCTTAGCAGTTCTATCAGCATAAAAGGCAAGATGTACATCGCCAATTATCTTTTCTCTTTGTAAAGATCTACCCACATAGGAGTCATTTTTTAGATTCCGATATTCAATTCTTGCATATACAGGATCGCTATCAATATCAATTTTAAATTTAACTTTATAAGGTGAATGATCCGACAAGTACGCAAAACTGCAAAATATAGGTTTACCAGGTGTCTCTGCAGAAAAATGCCCTCCTTCACTTATAAATTTGATAAAATCGTCAAATCCGGTAAGGGTCTTTACACCACTGTCACCATTTCCTCCCCCTACATATACTTTCATTCTGGCCTCATCAAAAAAGCCCTTTTCTTCAACTGTCAGAAATTCTTTTTTGTTATATAAAAAGCCATTAACGGCCTTCTTTACAATGGACTCCGCATTCTCGTATATTTCATCGGTTTCAAGAGTTAATATGCCGACCCTTCCATAAGCTATGGAGCTCACATAGACAGGAGAGTATTGGGCATTGATACTACCTTCAATAAAACTCTTCTCAGGAATATCCATATCAATCGTAAAATATTTCTGAATAAACCTTATATATAAGCCACTACTTTTACTAATTCGTTCCTTATGTTCTTGTTGGGAAGATGACGACCCCCAAAATAAAAAGCTCGTATTGGCATTTGATCCAAAAGTCATTTTCAGCTCATCATAAGATGTAAAACGGTGTATATCAAAGTGTACGGAAGCTGATTGTTGCCCTATACCTTTCTGATGCATCAAATCCATTACCAACTGCCTACATGAAGACAAAGAGGGCTTTTCAAGTACACCTGTAACTTTTTGGGCAGGAAAGGACACAGAGACATTTATAGGCTTATAGTGGACACTGATTGTTTTATAATCCTGATTGGCAACGCTTGCCCCATCCAAGATAGAGCCAGGATAAATATATCGATTCAGATTATCCAAAACTATCGACTCATCTGCCTGTGCATGAATTGTTTTACCAAACCCATTATCCCATAATGTCTCAGAAATGATTTCTGAAGCTCTTGTATGGATATGCGAAGGAGAAGATAAAACCTTATCTCCCATATCAGGAATATAGTTATGCACATTTATATTCACCACTTGTTCGGGATACTTAGGTAGATTTTGAAAAGAACAGCAATCAGATTGCTGTTCTTTTTTGTCAAATTCTTGTTCACATGAAATTAATCCTATAGCAAATAAAAACAGAGTATATCTTAAGATTCTCATGGTTCTAAGTTATTGTCAATTTTCTAAATGGATTTTAAATTTGGAGTAGAAGGGAGAGTTATCAGATAAATAACTCGCAGTATAAAAAATTGCATCTCCCGGCAGGTCTTTAGAAAATCGACCTCCTTGAATTATAAAATCTTGAAACTCATTCCACCCCTTCGCAGTTTTAACAGTGCCTTCTCCTTCTCCATTATACACCATGACGTTCACCTCTGCTTCTTTAAGAATCTTTTCTTGTTCAAGATTAAAAGATAATTTCCCATTTACAACTTTAGCTTGTAAGGCAGCTTGTAAGGCAATTCTTACTTTATCATAACTTTCAGAAGATTCTATCGAAATTAAGGCCATTCTTCCATAAGTAATGGAACTGATATAAATAGGATCATACTTACCGACAGATCCCATATCATCATGATTTAAAAGAATATTTCCATCAGCAGGAAGGTCCATGTCAACAGTGTAATTACGTTGTACTATTTTCGCAAACAATCCGGTTTTCTTTCTTATTTTTCCCTTATCAAGACTGACATCAATATTAAGGAGCCCGCCTATGTTGACATTTGCTCCAAAAGCAAGTTTTAACTCTTCAAAATAGGAAAATTGCCTCATATTATAAGTAAAAGACCCCAACTGTTTACCTGTCATGCCTTCTTTATTCATTATATTCTGCAAAGATTGCCTTTGTGCTGAAAGGCTCGGTTTTGCGATAATATCAGTAACCCAACGAGCTGGAAAAGAATATGATATTGTAATTGGATCCATAGGTTTTACAATAGGAACAAAGCGCTGCTTTTCAATAGATCCACCTTGAAGAATTGAACCTAAATAAATATACCTCATTAACCCTTGAGTTGGTATATGTTCATTTGTTTCATAAATTAATGTATGTCCATTTCCACTACTCCATACACTATCTTTCAATAATTCAGAAGAACGAGTAACGGAGGTTTTATTAAATGAAGCAAAGCTTTCTGGATTATCCATTGAAATATTTATCACTTCTTGAGGGTATCTCTCAAGAAGAACATGATTAGAGCCACCCATTTCTTCAACTGTATCATCGGAACATGAAATTAAAAACATAATTGGCAAAATCAACAAATATACATACTGTTTCATAATTAATATAATTAAGGTTAATACTGAATATGTTAAAAATCAAAAGTACCATGTTTATAAGAGGATCGAGAAGGTTTATAATAATCCTCACCCGGGGTCTGGGGTTGTATGAAATCCTGTCTGAATATTTCCGTAGGATTATCTGTAATTAAATTTGCATCATGGGTATATATGTTAAAATAACACTCTGGATCTGTTTTTTGGTTATATGGTCCTTCTCCCACAAAAGTGAATTTGTAAAAACCTATTTTTTCTCCGTCTTTTCTGACCGTAAGAAACCAGACATTACCAGTACTTATCGTTTTAAATCTCAATCCATTTAATGATGAATAAGTTTCCTCTATAAACTGATCATTCAAATATGTTTGTTTTTTACAAATAAAAGGCAATTCAAATTTCCCACCTTCAGCTGGTAGAACAAAAGGATTCTGTTCCGAATGGATTTTATACACAAATGTCAACTTCCCTTTATCTATAATTAGGGGAATTTTTTCTACTTTTATACCATTAATAGTAGAGTAAGAAATCTGTAGATCAACATTCAAAATTTTATCTTCCTTATTAATATTTGAGGTTATATTTAATACAACTTGATCACCCTTTATTTTTGTCTCTATATCAGAAAAAAGAGTTTTATCAAATTCTATCGAAACATCCTTGGGAATAATCGGAACCTCTGAATCTAAAATATCATCTATCAATATTTTTTGAATAATTGTAAAAGTAATAGTACGTTTCTCCCCCAAACAACTAAATGGTTTAGATACGTTCTCACTTGGCAGCAACTGATATTTAAAAATTTTATTATTTTCTTCTTTTTCACAGGAAAATAATGCTAAGGAAACGAACAGAAGAATGAATATTTTTTTCATATTAA